CCACCATCACGAGCGATGCCTTGCCGTCGACGATGTCATATCGCCAATTGATAATGCTCTCTGCATGGTACGCCTTGATGACCGGATGCTTGAGCGCTTCGGACCAATCAACGAACAGACCGTGTCGACCGACTGCGAGATTGTTGTTCAACACCGCCTGTGATTGTTGATAGAGCGACACACCCAGGCCGTCGCAGTCCTTGAGCATGTACTCAAGTTCCTTCGGCAACTCGGTCACAGGGTCACGATGAAACGCGAGCCCGACTAACCCTTCGAGCGTGAATTGCGTCGCCGGATACCATACCGCACGCATGCGATAGGCTTTATTGCGTGCGACGTTCTCAACGCTAGCGTCAGTGGCGTTGAGTTGGGGCAAGTAGGTGTCACTCCTAAGCTCGTTGTCTCCGGATACCACGTCACGAACGACAGCCCATCGCTCTTTGATCGGAAGAGGAATACGGTTGAACGAGACATCGGCAACGATTCCTGTAGGCGCGCTCATGGTTGCTTGTTCCCACTAAGCCAACGCGTGAGCGCACCGCGTAAGCCGCCGATCATCTCGGCTTGCTGTGCCTCTGCGACGAGCGTTGCGTCTATGCGCTGCACGAGCACATCGCGCCACTCAGGACGCCCGCCCCACTCGCCGTTATGCACTGAGTTCATGAACTCCTTGCACTCAGTCAATAACGTCTTCTGTTCTGCGGATAGCATAGCTTTCTCCTTTTCAACCGTTGGTGCTGAAGCCCATGTTGATCGTCATCGCATCGTTCGCTGTCTTCAACAGTCGATAGCCTGCTTCGTCTGCGACGTGATCTTCTGCATCAGTGTCGATGTCATCCGGATCACGCTCAAGGCGCGACAGCACAGGGATCGTGCGAATGAATTGCCCGCAGTGCGTGAACACGAACAAGCCCGCGTCTTCCATGCGCGGCTTGAGCGACGCCTGCATGCGCCCGCGCATCAGTGCCCATCGACGTTTGCGCGAGCCCGGTGTCTTGTCGGCCTTCATCCAGTGCACGCCGAGCGCTGATTGCTGCTTCGCAGGACTGTCGCCGTTGATCTCGTCGAAGATGCTGCTGTCTGCGGGTCCAGGCGCACAACGCATGTGCATGCCCCATTCTTTCTGCCGCTCTATGATGCCCGCTGCAATTGTTCTATCGGACAATCGCAAGCCCTGATTAGGTTTGCCATTCCAACCGTACCACTCATTGATTCTGAATAGCGTACCACGAGGAAATGACCAACGCTTACCCGTCGCGAGATAGCACTCTGTGCCGTCACTCTCTGCCCACCATCCAACGCTAAACGGTTTTGAGCTTCCCCAATCGAAAGACCTATCGACGTTCCACGATGGGGGAATCGCAAAGGGCTCAATGACATGAATGTCACGCCGCCACACGTCATCGAACATGCCGCCCGCAACGATGTCCCAATCGCCTTCGAGCATGGCGCGCACAAGTGCCGGGTTGCCCAGGCCCGCGAGCCGCGCACGATACTTCGGATCGGCCTTGAGTAGTGCCGGATTATCCTGTAGCTTTGCTGGTATGAACGCACGATTGAGCCCCCCTTCTTCTTCTGGCATTTGCCGCAATGCGAACGGCGCAACACCGTCGATGAACGTGGCTTTCACCCACGTGTGCCCGATGCCGCCAGGGTTGCCGCTGACCAATACACGAGGGAACAAACCGGCGTACTCTTGAGGTATCGCTAGACCCACCATGCGCACGCGTCCGCGCAGATAGGTATACATCGTCTCAGTCCAGTGTGTAATTTCATCAATGAGCAGAACATGAATCTCCGCACCTTGATAGTTGTATATGTCGTGCTCGTATTGGCAGTGACAGAGATGAATTACAGACCCGTTGTAAAAGCGTATCTGTCCGAGTCCGTAATTGATCTTGCACCATCGAAAGATGATCCACGATGCGAGCATGAGAGGGAACGATGTCGGTCCCTCCATGTGATTCTTGTTCAAGTCAGGGAATGTGCGCCTGAAGATGTATACCTGCAAGCCTGGAATGAGTACACACCATGCAATCGCCGCGACTCGCATGAGGTGACTCTTCCCGCCACCGGCCGCGCCGCCATAGAGTAACTCTGTCGCCTTCGACAGGAACGCGAGCCCCTGCTTGTACTGCAACCGCAGAATCGAGCCGAGATCAGGACTCGGGTTCTGCGTCACCGGGCTTGCCCTCGATGGTCACGCGCAACACCGGAGGGGCAAGGGGCTGTCCTCCCGGCCCTGTGACCTCCGTTCGCGTGAGTTTGGGGGCAACGTACTCGGCGAGCCGCCCAATGAGGTCCACGGCCCGCGCAGGGTCCGCAGCGACGGGATACCGGATCGTCTCGCGCCGACCTTCTGCGTTCGTCTGGTACTCACCCGGCGAGCCGTGCGCAACCTGATCGAGCCACACGCGCACGTTGTCGGCGTTCTCGTCGATCAAATCTTGCACGATGCTCTTGAACTCGCGAGTCACTTTGTTTTGCACACCTTTCTTGCGTCCCGAGTTCTCGGGCTTGTGTCCGCGAAGGTTCCACCCTTGCGAGCGGTCTTCAGGTTTCGATTGATCTGTTTCATCACTCATGATTCACTGTGTGTCGCTGTTTCAGCGTAGGCAAAGTCTCGCGAAGTATAGCGCTATTCACAATTTGTCAACACCGCATCATCACCAATCAGAACAATTCAGCCCATCTATAACACCGTCGATCACAGACCAAAACGGCAAAACGGCAAGACGGCACTGATTTCGGGTAAATCGCTCTAAGAGAATGGGTTACTAGGGAGATTTAGGTCAAAACGCAGCCGTCTTGCCGTTTTGCCGTTTTGCCCCTGGTCGTCGGTGTTTTCTTTGGTCTTTGGTCCTAGAATTTGTTGTCGAGGTCATGTTGCGTGCCGCCGCGCACCTCATCGAGAAGGCGCTCGCCGTGCTGAGACAGCTTCACCCATCTCCACACGTAACTTCCCTTCGGTGTTTTCTTCTCCTTCATAGGCGGCATCTTCAATTGACCGTCGAATTCATCTGACCACATGCGTATGTTTTCCTTCAAATAGAGCGAGAGATGTCGTTGTGTTTTTGCGTGTGTGATGCCTTGTGACTTGCACCAAGCTAAATACATCTTGAAGAACACGCCACGATCAATCTGACATCGTTGCAATGATGTCATCGCTTTCCACTTTTCACGCTTCTCTTCTGTACCACCACCGCCAGTCAACTCCTCCAATTCATTAGTCTCGACGGGTTGCATGTGCACGCTGACCTCTTGCACAAAAGCGCCTACGTCATCCATATCCCTTCGATGCAGTGCAATCTGATTGCGAATGCTCTGAGGCACAACGAGCCCTTCAGCTAGATATTTAGGGGCACCGGCAACGGCCCAACGCAACACCGCAGAGCGTCCCTCCGGTGTTTTGCACTTCTCTAGTAGCTTCTGATCCCATACGTATTTGGCTTCACCGAGAATAACTTCGTCTTCAGGTCCGAATCGTGCCGGTGTAGGCGTCAGGAACAATCGAGCCCATATCGCATCATCGTCGGCGGGCACCTTCGGTTTGTAGTTAGTCGCGAGTGTGATCTTGTGCGTGATAGTGAACGTCTTCAAGTCCTTGTGCGAGTGACGTGCGGTGATTGAATCATCGCCCGTGATTGCCTTAATCACTTCCGGCTTGAGGTCCGCATGTTCTCCCGTCTCTGATCCATGCGCGAAGCGTGCGCCGTTCAATCCGGCCAGGGCATAGAGATCGTTATTGTCTGTGCCGAACTTCTTTATTTCCATGAACCCACGAGGCAACTTGAATGCATACGCACCGAGTGCGGTTGCGAGCGCGTCGATCAACAAGCTCTTACCGTTGCGTCCCTTGCCGAACAGAATCAGCAGTGCATGATCTCGACGCAGGCCGGTGACGCTATAGCCGAACCATTTATGAACGAACTCGTATATCTCCTCGTTGCCGTCGAATATCTTGCGCACTGCTTCTTCGAACCATGAGTAGTCGACATCTGGGTCATACCATGTGCCGGTGCTCTTCGTGATGTAGTCGGTGCGCTTGCGGTGTCGCATCTTGCCTGTGTTGAGATCGACAACACCGTTCTCACAATTGAGCAGCAGCGGGTTTGCGTTGAGTGTGACGGGCTTCTCAACGAGCGTCGACACAAGATGTTGATAGGCCATGCTCGCGATGTCGCGCACAGTGTTCGCCTTGCCGCAACGCTTGACTAATCCCATGAGGCTAGTCTCTAGGGGTGCAAGTGCTTGCCGTCTCTCTGGTGTGACACCCAGGCTGTTTATCTCGTCCTGCACTTCGATCAATCGCAACTTGTGCCGGTTCACAACGTCCTTCGCGAGATCGTGAACCTTCTCGCGCACGAAGATGTTCCGCCACATCAAACGCTTTCGACTAAACACGTGAAGCTCAGAGCCGCGTGTAGAGTCATCCATGCAGAACATATACCCGTTGTCGCGAATGAACTCGTGAAGTAGATCGGTGTCTAGTATCCCGGTGCCATCAATCGTAATGTGACCTGACACATCTTCAGGCAGTTTCTCGGGTTCACCTTCAGGTTTTAATCGTTGCTGTCGCTCTAGTTCTTTGTCTCGTTCCGAGTCTGCCCATCCATTCGCATCGTCATTCATGAATTCTCTCCGTAGAAAGGACCGCGCCTGCGCTGTCCTTCTCGCACGACTTCATCAGCAACCCACGATTCGAGGTCGCCCCAATTCTTCGCTTCACAATGTCCGTGATGACACTTGAAACCGCCCATGAAGCCATTGGCTTTCATGGGCGGTGCGACTGCGGTGCCGGTGTTGCTGCGTGCTGTATGCGACGCAATCCACGGGCACGTGATGTCCATCCACCCGCTACCCGTCGCATGCTTGACGAGCCCGAGTGACTTGATAGCGTCACGCATGATGCGAAAGCACCGTATGCGCTCTTGTGTCACGCCGTCATTCGGCTCGACGTAATTGCGGTGTCGCTCAGTGATCTCGAATGCGTCGCGTAGATCATTCCATTTGGTACGCACGCCAGGACGCCACACCCACGTTTTGCAACGCCAAACGCCGCCTTCGCGGGGTTTGCCGTTGCAGCCTTCAGGCAAGCGCAGCACACGCGTGACACCGGCCATGCCTGGGTCGACGCCGCCGCCCGTGAGTTTCTCGATGATGCGCTTAATCGCGTCACCGACAAGATCACAGTTGTCTTGCGGGTGTTCAAGGAAATAGGAGACTTGAAAATTACCCGGTGATGTCTCGACGACAAGTGTAGGCAGAAGACCATCAGGCAATGCTGCGCGATCTATCTTCGTGCCAATGTCGTCGATCATGATGCACCACGTGCGACCGAACTGCGATTTACGTCGCTTGAACCGATGTTCTTCTTCGCGAAAAGAACTGATGGCGACATAGTTGTTTCGATCACGGTGCAGTGGACACTCGCCGCCGCGCCACGGTGTTCCGGTCCAGGCTGTCGGACTAGCGGTGCTTGGATTTCCTCTCACTGAGCAGAGAATCGCTCGTTCTTCTGGCGGCATGCCCCGAAACAACTCGCCTAGAACAATGGTGTTGGTCACGCCAACAAGGGCAGGCATCTTTCTTAACCTTTCTGGTGAAGCTCATGGGTCGACCCGTAGGTCGGGTCGTACATTCTACACCCCTTTCCGGAGAGCGCAACCCCTGCCCATCCATAGGGATTGATTGACAGATATGCGAACTGTGCTACAGTCGGCGCACCAAAACAGAAAGGTCAGAAATGGAACTCAGTTGCCTCTTCGAGAACGCGCACTACATCGTGTGTCAGATCAGCGGCAGTGGTGCTCTTCACAGTGAAGGCATCGAGGTTGTCAGCAAAGATAACCAGATGACAGCGTATCTCACCGGCCGCATGCGCAAGACGTTCATGCGACAAGTGAAAGCATGGCGCGAAAAAACACCCGAAGAAACCGAAGTCGAAGCACGGCTCGAAGAATTCCTCGTGCTCAACGCAAACCCTCTCGTGCTGCATTAGGCACACAACACTAGAAAGCAAGAAATGAACAGCGCTCCTCCGAGCACATGGCCTAATGCATGGCCTAACTCCTCCGTCAACACAGTGCAAGCAATAGAGATTCCAATCGGCACACACTTCGGCAAATTAACCGTTATCAGAAAGGCAGCAAACACCGGCAAGAATCGTTCGTTCCTCGTGGAGTGCACTTGCGGCACGATCAAGGTTGTTCAGGGACGATACCTGCGACTCGGTCTAACGACATCATGCGGGTGTGCCAGGGCACCGCGCATGACGGACGGACACAAGCGCAGCGAGCACCCGCTGTACCAGACATGGAAATCAATGCACGCCAAGTGCACGAACCGCAAGCATCAGAACTACGCGAGCAACGGCGCATTAGGTGTGCGTGTGTGCGAGCGTTGGAACACGTTCGAAGCATTCGTCGAAGACATGGGGGCACGACCGAAGAACACGGTGCTATGTCGACTGCATAGCATGAAGGACTTCACGCCGGAAAACACAAAGTGGTTAACACCCATGCAACGACGTGCACAACAACTAGTGACTGAACGCGATGCAACTGCCTGCACAGTTTAAGTACAAGACCGAGCCGCGAGGCAGGCAACGCGAGGTCATTGAATCGACCTGGGACCGGCCTGTGCTCGCGTTCCTTGCGCGTCCAGGCACGGGCAAGACCAAACTCGGATTAGACACCGCTGCGTTGAACTTTCTCGCAGGACGCATCGACGCGCTCGTTGTCATCGCGCCCGACGGTGTTGATCGTCAGTGGATTGAAGAAGGCGTGCCGAAGCATTGCGCTGTCCCTTCGCGGTGTTGCAATTACTTCTCGAAGATGAGCAAGACAGCCTACGCACAACTTGAGCGACTCGTGTTGGCATCACCGCCAGAAGGTACGATGTTCATTCTCACAATGAGCTTCGACGCACTGCAAACACCGCGAGGCAAGAAGCTCGTGCAGATGCTTCAGACAGTGAAGCGCTATATGTGCAACGTCGACGAGAGTCATCGAGCAAGCAACTCACGCAGCGATGTCTACAAGGCATGCAAGCCTGTGATGCGCATGGCCCGCATCAAGCGCATCGGCACGGGCACGCTGCTACGACAGAACCCGTTCAGCGCATGGGCACAATTCGAGATGATGGGCGATGCATTACTCGGCCATTCATCACTCGCTGCATTTAAGTCGACGTATGCGCTCATGCTCACGCCGAACAATCCGCTCGTGCAACACGTTGCCAAAGGTCTACGCGAGAAGGGGCGACTGCGTTACGACAAGCAGGGCAATCCGATCTATCCTGCCATCATCGCGAAGGATGATTTCGACCGGCCCATGTATCGCAACCTGGGCGACTTGCGCAAGCGCATCGAACGCTATGCCATCTTTCTCACGCTCGCAGAGGTCAATGGAACAGAGCCGATCATCAATCAAGACCCGCGCTACGTGAAGCTCGATCACCATCAGCAGACCCTCTACGATGAGCTTATCCGTTGGGGCGTGGCTCAAGCACCGGGCGGGCAACTGACCACCGAAGGGGCGCTCGCGCTCGCGATGCGCCTGTCCCAGGTTGTCGGCGGCTTCGCGCCGAGCGACGACGATCCGAAGGCACAGCCCGTCGTGTACGTCGACGACAACCCGAAGGTGCAAGAGCTTCTGCAAATCGCGCTCGAATGCGAAGGCGAGAAGCTCGTCATCTGGTGCCGGTTCAGTGCTGAGATCGACACCGTCGTCGACACGCTCGTGAAGACCTACGGCGACGCCGCCGTTACGCAGTATCACGGGCGCATGACGGGCAATGAGAAGGACGCGAGCAAACGCCGCTTCATCGATGACCCGGCGTGCCGCTTCTTCGTCGGGCAGCAGAAGGCAGGCGGGACCGGCCTGGACGGTCTGCAAGGCGTCGCAAGCTACATGGTGTTCTACTCCAACGACTACTCCGCGCTCGAACGCCTACAGGCCATCAGCCGCCTCGCCCGCACAGACGGCGCGAGCACGGTGCAGGTATACGACCTGATTGCGCAGCACACCATCGACGAGCATGTCGTGCGTTGCTTGCGCGCCGCAGAAGACGTGAGCGAAGTTGTCCTACGTGCGGCCATTAACCATGTCTGGACATGAGCCCGTGCTTTCCCTCTACAATATCGAACTATCACCCTAGAAAGGGAACACCATGAAATCCGGACGCGTCTTCATCACGCAGAACCCAATGCGTCGCAACATCTACAACGAGTTGGTCTACAAGTACGACCTCACCGCCGCTCGCGAATACGGCGAGCTTGACGTTCTTCTACCCTCTGGCCCGGTGCTCATCTCTCCGCAACTTTCCGTCGCGCAGATGCGCGAGAAACTGCGCGACTTCCGGCCGAACGATTGGCTCGTGTGCCTGGGCGACCCGGTTGTCATCGCCGCTGCATCGGCCATCATCGCCGAAGTGAATGGCGGTGTTGTGCCGGTGCTCGTCTGGGACCGCATCGTCAGAAAATATTTGTCGGTAGTCATCGACATTCATCCGACTACGGCAGAAGCCGTGGCATAATCTACCTCGTCAATACAGAAAGGACTGAAATGCTGATACGCAAACTGAGTCGCATCTCTAATCGCTGGAATGCGATGGATATTCCGATCACGCATGCGCAATACGAAGCATGGCGCAACGGCCCGCAACTCATTCAAGATGCGTTCCCGCACCTCACTCCATCGCAACGCGAGTTCCTTCTCTCCGGTTCAACCGATGCAGAGTGGAACGCCGCCTTCGCCGACGAAAGCACCGTCGACATGAGCGTCGCTATCGAAGTTGCGCTCGCGAAGACGAAAGGGCTCAAGTCATGAACGACGGACTCGCACATCTGCCCCCAGGCAACACCGAGACGGTGTGCATTGCGTTGGGCGACAACGAAGGATTCACCGGCCGCGCACACGCATGGAAGTGGGAGAGCGCCGAGAGCAACTACCGCATCTGCACCACGTGCGGACGCCGCGAGTGGAACAGCCGCGTGAATCCACACGACACGTCAGAAAGGTGAATCATGGGAATGAGTCTGATCGAAGAGACAGAGCTAAAGCTCGTGCAGCGCAAAGGGCTCGCAGCCGCGATCCTGGGCGTGATGGCGCATGCTGTTGCTATCAGGACATCAGTCTACGGTGAAGCAGTGCGGCCGGTATTCGAAGCCGTCACCAAAGACATGCAAGACCTTGAGAAAGAACTCGCAGAGTACAGAACCACGGTAGAGAGGCAAGCATCATGATCGAAGGCCCAATCTCCCAGGACAAAGAGTACATCGAACTGGCAACGGGACAAATCTTCACGGTGCTGTCAGGGAATGACGACGACGGCAACCCAACAGAGACGGTGCTCGATGTACTCGGCGTCGAGTTGCCGTGCGTCGTCTACTACAGCACGACACAAGTCGAAAAAACAATCGTAGTTGCCGAGTCGGCATTCAGAGAAAGGTTCGAAGCGAAATGACAAGAATAACGTGGAACGCAGACGGTGTGCGCACCGTCGACGGTGTGCCTGTGCCTGATGACACACCCAACTTCAGCGACTTTACAGATGCCGTCGAAGTGCCGCGTGAAGATCATTTGCAGATGCTCGTTTCAATGGCGAGCAAGCTACGCGAGAAGATCAACGCCGTCGCCGATGCCCAGGCAACGCTCGACCTACTGAGCGCCGACTTGAACCGCTATCAACTCGGCGTGCTGCCCGAAGCCATGCAACTAGCCGGTGTTGCCGACTACACCTTGAGCGACGGCACGCGCCTCACGGTGCGGCCGGACGTGAAGGCGAGCATCAGCATCGAGAACCGGCCGTATGCGCATGCATGGCTGAAAGAACATGGGCACGGCGGTGTTGTGAAGGAGTCTTTTCTGATAGACTTGCGCACGCTGGACCCGACGCAGCGCGAGATGCTGAAGAGCGCCATCATGATGCATGAGGTGATCCCTGAAAGTCTCGAATCAGTGCACGCGGCGACGTTGAAGTCGCTCGTGAAAGAGTTGCTCGAAAAGGGCACCACGTTGCCGCCGTCGATCAGCGTGTTTGAGTTCAAGAAAGCAGAGTTGAAAGAACCAAAGAAAGCAAAGTGACGACACATGACACGTACAAGATAAAAGGACAACGGGAATATGTTTGCCGCCCCTTCAAAGTGCAACGAATTGACGAAAGGTATGAAATGACAGATGAAGTGAAGACCTCCACGATCCCCCTCGCAACACCGGCACCGTCGACGCCTGAAGCATCGGCGAATGCAGTTGTGCCAAAGCCGAACGGCGCAATCACGCACGCCGCCAACGATGACGGCTTCAGCGGCTTTGCCGGTGAAGGATTCGAAGGCGCGACGAAGGACGATCTCGCGATTCCGTTCCTCACCATCTTGCAATCCGGCTCGCCCCAGGTGAAGCGCAGTGAAGGCGAGTTCATCGAAGGCGCATTCGAAGGCATGCTATTCAACAGCGTGACCAAAGAAGTCTATGACCCGGTCAAGACGCCGCTTCTCATCGTGCCGTGCGCCTATGACCGCTACTTCATCGAGTGGCGGCTGCGTGAGAACGGTGGCGGCTTCAAGGGTCAGCACAGCGTCGAAGAAGGCGAAGAGCTACTCACGAAGGCGACGCGAGACGACAAGAATCGCGACATCATCGAGACGGGCAATCAACTCAATGACACGCGCACGTTCTTCGTCATGGTCTACAACGAGGCAGAAGGCTACGCGACGCCTGCGCTCATCACCATGACCTCGACGCAGATCAAGAAGGCGAAGCAGTGGTATATGCAGCAGAACATGCTGAAGCTGAAAGGTCCGAACGGCCCATACACACCGCCGATGTATGCTTCGAAGTGGCGCGTCACGACGGTGCCCGAGTCAAACGAGCGCGGATCATGGATGGGATGGGCATTCGAGCATGCCGGTTATCTCAAGGGTCCACAAGACCCGGTGTTCATCGAAGCGCAGAAGTTCGCGAAGAGCGTGAAGTCCGGCGCAGTCAAACCCGACTTCGAGAAAGCGCCTGATGCCACAAGTCGCGAGCCCGGTGCTGATGACGATGACGACGTGCCATATTGATCTATGGCCCGCATCATTCACACCGACAACTTCGGCGGTGACTACCCCGACGAAAAATTCGTCGAGGGGTTGCCGCGCATGACAGCACAGAGCGCGAAGATTATTTGCGACGCCATCAACAGCACGACGGGCGAGAGTGCGCCGCGCTTCTACGTCGTCGTCGAAGATGAATACAAATTGCAACCCGGCTTCGAGCCGTAGCTAAGTGCTTAACGGCTTCATCAAGGCCGCACGGGTGTTGCTGCTAATCGCAGTCATCATCTGTGCGGCCGTTTTCTTTTATCTCTTCTTCTTCACATCACCATGAGTCACGAACGCTTCAACTTTCCCGAGTGCATCATCACCGGCTGTTTGTTCCATGATCCCGTAGGAGGTCGGTTCATCGTTGCCGACTTACACCGCCTGGGCGATTGCTACGTCATCAATGGCAACCCGAACAAGGACGGTGAAGCCGCCTGGATTTACAGCGAGCCAACGCACCCTGTTTATAGGCGGATCATCTCGGTCGACAATGCCGCCTACTTCGAGCGTCGCGGCGTGATCGTCTTCACGACACGCGTTGCCGTGTTCAACAAAGAAGCTGAAGACTACGTTGCCGGTGTTATCCGCTGGCCCGCGCCCGCGCCGACGTATCCGAACACAGCAGGCGACGCAGCGTGATCGGGAGTCGACCTAATCGCTCTACATTTTGTTGCATTTGATTTTGCGTTGAGTAGAAGAACCGTCGAGTTATCGGCTACATTAACTACATCGCACTTCGCGATACAAACAAACCGAAGCACAGAAAGGCTTACCAAATGAAATCTTATGACCTCGACTCCAACGCAACCATCATCGAAGAGGAAAACATCGTGAACGACACCGCAACCCTGAGCCCTGCCGCCGACAAGACCGACGACGTTGTCACCGACATCACCGCGCCGGAAGACAAGCCCGCAGGCAACAGCATTCTCGACGCCGCCAGCGCTGTCGCAGGCGAGCAAGCCAAGCGCACCACCGTCGGCAAGAAGGTGAAAGAAGAACCGAAGCGCATCAAGACCGACGACGAAGTCCTGGCCCGCGCCAAGGAATACGCCGCGTCGCTCGACCCGGAAGTGCGCACCGGCAAGATGTCCCGCGTCGCCTTCGTTCGCCATCTGGCGCTCTGGGAAGACAAAGTGTTGCAACGCGGCGACGTGCTGACGATCACTTCGGATCAAGCCCTGGGCATCAGCCCTGCCACGGCGAGCACGCAATTCCAGTTTGCGCGCAGCGCTCGCTTCACTGAGCATCAAGAGCGCAGCACGGATCGCGACAGCGACGCCGAAATCCGCGCCGCCCGCAAGCTCGCCGCCGCGCAGGAAAAGGTGAAGGCCCGCGCAGAACGCGAGGTGAAGTACCGGCTTGAGCGTGAAGCGAAAGAAGCGGCACGCGCCAAAGCAGCGGACGAGCGCGAGCAGATGCGCCGCGCCAACCTCGACGCGAAAGAAGCACAACGCGTCAAGGCCGCGAACGAGCGCGAGCAGATGCGCAAGGATGCACGCGAAGCGAAAGAAGCGGCCCGCCTGAAGGCAGCACGTGAACGCGACGAGATGCGCGACAGCCTGCGCGAAGCAATGCTCAAGGCCAATCGCGAAGCCCGCGAGCAGGCCGAACGCGAAGCGCAAGCGAAGATCGCCGCCGCCGCCGGTCAGAAGGAACTGACCGAAGAACAGTGATCCAGGCGCAGGGGCGCGAGCCCCTGCACCCAGAAAGGAATGACCGATGCCCATTGACCGCGCCAACACCGCCTATGACCCGCAGGATCGTCGCAGACGCTCTGACGACGCACCACCCAGGCCGACCTACCATCCACCCCTGCGCCCGCCGCCGCCGAAGCCCGGTGTGTCGATCGGTCTGCTTCTCTGGACCCTCTTCGGCGCAGCGCTGACGATCACCACGATCATCACCGCGCTCGTCATGTACCTGCGTGCCTAAACCTAACGACGACTCGCCGCCGACGCCGCGCAGCAAGCCCGGCCCGGTGCGAGATCGGCCGACGCAACCGCCTGAACCCAGGCCCAAAAGCCCCCAAAGCTGAGATACAATAGAATTCCGTCATCCCCAGAAAGTAAACGTGAAATTGCACATCGCGCCCATCAGCACGCGTTCGTCTGACGATCATCCCTATTACCCACTTACCGCCACTGGCAGCGAAGAAGAATTACTCGTCGTCATTAATCAAGTGATCCTTGATGACGAGGGACTAGAACAAGAGTCAGTGCGATGCGAGATCATGGGACTGTTCCCCGATGATTCTTCGCTTCCCGAGATGGTCAAGTGGGTCAATCGACACAGCAACGAGATCGAGGTGCAGTTGCAGGTAAACGACTAGTTACAACTATTTTTGCCTCGACCATTAGGCAGGGGCAAAAAATCGGCTACATTTACTCATCGGTTCAGCAGTTGAACCGAACAAACAGAAAGCACGAAATGATCCGCCACCTCGAAATGACCCCTGTCAAGACCTACGCAACCCGCGAGAACGCAATCGCCGCCGTGAACAAGCGCTTCGGCGAGCGCGTGACCTCTGACAACGGCGAGCGTCTTGACTTCGTCATCGTGGCAAATGCTGAAGGCCGCTTCTTCCCTATGTTCCTGGGCGAGCGCGCACTTCAAGCAGGCATGCATTTCAGCTTCTGCGTCGCGAACTAAATTAAAACGAAGGGCACACCGGCATGGTGTGCCCGCATAGGAGAAACTGTGTCTTATTTCAAGAGCGCTGTTGCGCGTCCGAATTGCATCTACTGCGGCAAGCCGGTGTCTGATGACGCCTGGGACGAAGAATCGCACAGTTGGGCTAACTACAGCGAAGCCTGCATGATGTCGCACCCACAAGGCCGGTACGGCGTGAAGATGACCGAAGGCGAATTGTCGATCATGTATTCGATTCGCGTCACGACGCCGATTCGTGCGAAGATGATGGCTGACTACTTGACGAGAATGAATCCGAAACTCAAGGACAAGTTGAAATTCGAAGTCGTCGACCTGGGCAAGGGCATCGCGAACGAATGCAAAGCCAGCAACCACTAATCAACAACGAGGAGCATGAACAATGAGTTTTGAGAAATACGCCAGCAGCATCGCAGAGAAGGCGCAAGCACGCGCCGCCGCACTGGCAGCAATGCAACCACTCTACGAAGCCGCACGCAAGCGCATCTTGCCCGACCTGAAAGAGCACGGGCTCGTCGAGGCCATCCGTCGACACGAGATGCGCAAGCTCGCGATTGATCGCGCCATCAACGACACACTCTGAAACAATTAAGGAGACGGGCTCAACAGTTTGAGTCTGTCTTCACCTATAATCAAAACACCGCAGCAAATGTTGATGCGGGTTAACCCAAAGACAGAAAGGCCAATCATGAGCAAACTCCTCGCACTCTCCAACGACCAAATCGCAAAGGTCGCACCGTCAATCTTCGCCGACGAACCCGCACCCGGCGCATCTTCCCGTTATCAATTCGTTCGCACCGCCGATGTCATCGACAACATGCGCACGGCAGGCTTCGAAGTTGTTCAAGCGTCGCAGTCGAAGACGCTGTCGGCCGACAAGAAGCCCTATGCGAAGCACCTCGTGCGCCTCGTGCATCGCGATTACCTCGAAGGCAAGTTGCAAGTCGGTGACTACATCCCTGAAGTTGCAATGACGAACAGCCACAACCGCACGTCGGCTTACGAGATGATGGCAGCACTCAAGGTGCTCGCATGTCTCAATGGCATGATGCTGCCTTCGGCACAGTACGGCCGCATTCGCGTGCTGCACAACGATCCGCGCATGATGGATCACATCATTGACGGGACCGATCTCATTCGCGAAGTGCACGCGAACCACGCCATCCCGCGTATCGCGAAGATGAAGCAGATCGAGTTGTCGAAGCAACAAGCCGTCGACTTCGCGACGGGCGCAACGCTGCTGAAGTGGGGCGAGACGCGTGCCGATCACGTGCCCGGTCTGCTGTCGATCCGTCGCACCGAAGACGACAACAATTCACTCTGGTCGGTGTTCAACCGCGTACAAGAGAACGCGATGAAGGGCGGCTATGCTTCCCAGGACCGCGCAGGCCGCAACGTCACCACGGCAGGCATCAACTCCGTCAACCGTGACATCGACTTCAACGCCGGTATCTGGACCTTCGCGAACCGCGTGCTCGACATCGTCGCTGCGTAATCATCAAGGGGGCTTCGTGCCCCCGTTCAAAACAGAAAGCATCAACATGAATTCAGGCGTCATTCTCGGCTTCGCGACAATCCTTCTCTTTGCCGTTCTCTACTTCGTGCCAATGGGCATCGCGATAGCACGCAAGCACCGCAACACCGGCGCAATCGTCGCACTCAATATGTTCTTAGGCTGGACAATGGTCGGATGGGTGCTCGCGCTCGTCTGGGCACTGATGGTGACAGACAAAGAGCGCTGCGCATCATGAGCATTCTCGCCTGGGCACGCTGGCCCGAACTACAGAAGGAACGCGTGCGCAAAGAGGTCGCTGTGCGCCTGGGCACGCGCAACATCGACGAGCGTCCCAGCATCATCGGCGACGCGCTGTATGAACTCTATCCGTACACAGAGACAGACACGCTCGACTACAACAAACTTGTCGACGACATCTACACAGACATTCGCAGCAAACGACACGCACTATGAGCTACACCATCACGCACGCACTCGCCAACGGACTCACCGCGAATCTCTCGCTTGCGCGAGCCGGTCAATATGCCGTCTATGATCCGGCCGGACGATTCCTGACGTATGTCAAGAGCATCAAGGCCGCACACCAGTACGCAAATAATTTTGTTGGGCGGCGTGTAGCCGGTTGAATAACTGATCTATAATCAGTCATCAACACAGAAAGGCAAATCATGAACCACGCAAACAAATTCAAAGTCGGCAACACCATTCGCGCATACGAGTTCCAACCGTGCGCAGGCCGCGACGACAGCTACCACGAAGGCAAAGTCGTCAACGAGTGCAACACCGCTCACGGCTATCACGCCTACGAGATCGAGGTCACGCGTCACGTCTTCGGCGGCGAAGCCTGCCCCGAGAGCGTCGGCGAGCGCGTGCTCGTGCCGCATCAAGTTTCATTCCGTGAGTACGCGCACCGCATCGTGCCGGTGTAACCTGGGGCACACATGAAAACCCTCTTGATCGTAGCGGCATGCCTCTCGCCTCTGAGCCTGCCCGCTGCTGAAGCCGATCTCAACATCGCGACGTGCTTTTCGTACATGATGCAGTCGCACCGCTTCGACGGCGCGAAGACCGTCGCTCGCAAAGTAACGGATTTAGATGCAGTGCAACACTACTTCATCGCCGCGTTACGTGCGAAGGTCAGTGACGCTGACGGCAAGTATTCATGTGCGTTGATCGGCGTTGATCCGCATAGGTATAAAATCGTTTCACCCCAACCATGAAAGGTAACGTATGCCAGTGCATCACACATCAACCGCAGAAGCGGGTAACATGACGGCGCAGATCGCGACGCCGAAGCCGAAGCCAACACCCGCGCCGACGCCGAAGCCGAAGCCGAAAAAGAAGACGAAGTGAGATGACCCGAGACGCAAAGAAAGACCCAAATGTGGATGCTGATCCGGTGCTTACTGTTCATGTCAGTCCTTCTTATCCTTCTGGCTGTCAGCACGAATGGGCTTATGTTCAGGTGAAGGACGAAGACGGGCGCATGAACGAGGAACCCTCTCACTGCACCAAGTGCGGCATGTCCTTCACCCGCTACATCTTCACCGAGTGCCCGTGACATGACCGAGACGCCGCAACCTGATCTCTTCTGGGAGACGTTGCAGGCGAAGCCGCAAGGCACCTACAACCGGCGCATGACGCCGCGCATACCTGACACGGGCTGGACCGCGCCGAAGGTCTTCCCGCGCCTTGCAGACGCCCGCGTGCTGGGTCTGGACACCGAGACGAAAGACCCGGCGCTGATCGAGAAGGGACCGGGCTTTCGCCGCCACGACGACACCGCCGCGCACATCGTCGGCATCAGCGTCGGCACCGTCGACGGCGGGCGATGGTACTTCCCCATGCGGCACGAGGTCGCGCCCGAACAGAACATGAACCCGCAGCACGTGCTCGCCTGGGCACGCGACAACCTCTGCACACCGGGTCAGGCGAAGATCGGTGCGAACCTGTCCTATGATGTCGACGGCCTATGGTCTGCCGGTGTTCCTGTGACGGGACCATTCATCGACGTGCAGCATGCAGAAGCGTTGATCGACAGCAACCGCTTCACATACAACCTCGACTCACTCGCACAATCGTACCTGGGCGAGACGAAGGTGAAGACCGATCTCGCGAAGTGGATCGAACTCGCCTACAACGACGATAACTATCGAGCGTACATCTACGCTGCGCCGCCGTGTCTTGTCGGGCCGTATGCTGAAGGTGACGTTGACTTGCCGCTGCGCATCTGGGCGAAGCAACGCCTCATCATCGAACAGCAGATGATGATGGGTCTATTCGATCTAGAGACTGAACTCATTCCGATGATGGTGCAGATGCGGCAAGCCGGTGTGCGTGTCGACATCGAGTATGCAAAGCGCCTGGACGACGAGCTAACCGCAGGCATACTCGAAGCAGACACGCGCCTCACGATCATCTCAGGCGGTGTGCTGCACAACCTCGACCCAGACAAGGACATCAGCAAGACCGATCTCGCGAAGCTGTTCGATGCGGCCGGTGTTATCTATCCGAAGACTGCGAACGGTGCGCCGTCGTTCGTCAAGGAATGGTTAGAGCGTGTCGATCATCCGGCCGGTGAACTCGTGCGACACCGTCGCCAGTTGCAGAAGTACCGCAACACGTTCATTCGCTCGTACATCCTTGACAAGCACGTCAACGGGCGAATCTACGCGCTGTTTCATCAACTGAAGGGCGATGACAATGGCGCGGTCACTGGTCGCTTCTCTTCGTCGCTGCCGAATCTACAGAACATTCCTTCACGCGATGAATATTGGGGTCCGAAGTTACGGGCGCTGTTCATTCCGGAAGAAGGCGAGCTATGGGTTCGACACGATTGGTCGCAGATCGAATATCGTTTCCTTGCACACTACGCACGCGGGCCGTCCGGCGAAGCAGTGCGCGAGCGTTACCGCAATGATCCATCGACAGACTTCCACGAGATGACGCTTGATCTCGTCGCACCGTTCGCGCATTGGGACATCAGCACATCGGCAGGCCGCAAGCGCTGGCGCAAGCCAGTGAAGAACATCAACTTCGGTCTTGTGTATGGCATGGGCATCGACACACTCATTCAGTATCTCGGTCTATCTCGCACAGAGTCAGAAGAGATCATCTATCAGTATCACAACGCTGTGCCGTTCGTGCGTCAGACATACAACAGCGCGAAGAATCGTGCGGCCGAGAAAGGTTTCATTAGGACCGCATTCGGTCGACGCGTGCGCTTCGATCTCTTCGAGCCGAAGTGGAGCAGTGTCACCATGAAAGCGAAGCGCTATGACGACGCTGTCGAAGAATGGGGCTCGAATGTGCGACGCGCCTACACGCACAAGGCATTGAACGGTCTGCTTCAGGGCAGTGCAGCGGACCTGATGAAGGTTGCGATGCGAGAGATACACCGCAGCGGTGCAACGAAGATCATCGGCGTGCCGAAGTTAACTTGTCACGACGAGTTAGGTCATAGTGCCAACAACAGCAAACAGCATCGAGAGGCAATAAGCGAAGTTAAATATATCATGGAGAACTGCATGAAGCTAGATGTACCTATCATCGCCGAGCAATCACGCGGCTTGAATTGGGGAGCAACTTAAATGGAATACGAACTATGGAGCACAGAGACAGACATGCTGTTAGGCATGCTCGAAGTGCCGCAGCATGTGAGTGAAGAGCGCGGCGAGCGCGTGACGATCAAACTAAAGCGCCGCCTCGAAACGCCGGACAAAAGAACATTCAACGCGATTGAAGTTCTCGTGTGCAAAATGAAGAACAAAGACGGCAAAGAGTATTGGGCACTCGAAACGAATCTGCCGCGTGTATTTCTCAAAGACCTCGAAGGGTTTTCGCCGAAGCTAGAGCGGCCAAGTCTCGCGCAAATGTTCTACATCAACAAACATGACTGAGATCATCATGCCGCCCGTCTGGGTGTTCATCAAAGACGGAAGAATCGTTGCCACACACGACGAGCAAGCGACCTGGGATGGCATCGTAGGTGTCGAATACTGCCCAAAGGGACCGGACCAATGGCCGAAGGATTGTGGCCTATCATGGGGCGGCTATCGCATCTCGGGTGATCGTGCGAGCATTCAGGCTATACAACGCATCATTCACGAAGCGAGCACTGTAGAAGGGTTGAAGGATCGCATCAAAGAACTAGAGGCACGCAAATGAGTGATGCATACGACAAGATCGACAGACACTTGCGCAATGAACTCGACGACGAAGACTATGCCGAGTGTTCAAAAGCGCTCGACGAACTCTACGCAGTCAACCAGACCATGCGCGACTTGCTAATCGTCGCTGAACACATGCAATTTTGGATCATGTCAGTGCCGGATGACACACCGCTGCCCGCGATGCCTGGGCTTTGTGGCGAGTTCATTCAAGCAACGCTTCAACGATCTCGCAAACTTCTGCATGGATGAAGTCGGCTTCTGGTCAGAGCGCATCCGGCCGAACCTCGTGCGAACGTGTCAGGCGATGAAGTTGCGCTTTCACTTCGAGCGCATCGAAAACATCGTCGGCGACGGCACGCCGGATGTCGACTACTGCATCGACGGTGTTGAAGGTGGAATCGAACTGAAGTTCAGCGACACCGCGCCGCGCCGGGACACGTCCCAGGTTCTCGGGATCGGGCACGGCATGCGCCGATCTCAGATCGTGTACGCGGCGCGCCGGACCTGGGCGGGCGGGCTGTGTTGGTGCCTGATCGGCAACCAGCAGGCGACGTGGCTGATCGACCTTCGCGGCCGGACGCCGCAGGAGATGGATGCCCTCGCCGTCGCCAGTGCCGCTAGCCTGCGCCAAATCGCCGCGTGGCACTGCGGGCCGCGCATGCCCGCCACCTTACCCCTCGCCCTGGTCGAACGCCTGCCCAGGCCCGATCTTTTCTGATCGTCACTTCTCTGCCGGTGCCGGTGCCGGTGCCTCTTCCGGAATCAGCGGCACGAAGCTCACGTCCTTCGCCTTGACGCCGACCGAATCGCCGAAGGCGGCGACGGCCTTCTTCGCTTCTTCTTGCGTCTCGAAGGATTTCACACCCTTCGCAATCACGGTGCCGTTGTCGCTCTTGAAGCACCACGACCATAGACCGCTGGACCCTTGATAGCATTCGATCTTCATTGCATTGCTCCTAGTCTGTTGAACGTGTGCGAGAGCCACTCGCAACATTACCCCGGCTTGCGAATGACGATCCGAGCCAGAAGGCTCCTATCGTCGAGAGTGATCCAATGATAGCTGTCACCACGATCAATCGTACTTCATCGGTGTAAATTTGCCCACCGTTCTCCCTCAATATTTCCCACGGGAACAGCACGACGAGCACCATCATGACAACGAGCCCGAGCATGACAATCGAGATCACGAACGCCGGTTGCGTGAGCAACGAGAGCGGCTGTCCCTCCGGTGTTCGCATCTGCGCGACGGTAAGACTGTAATCGCGTGCCGCCGCGATGCCGCCGCCGCCTGCCTCTTGAATCTGCAAGTAGTTCTTCTCGATAGCTTGCTTCACCGCTGTTGCCTGCACAGGATCGGCCTTGATCGCTTCGATCACTTCCTGTTCGTTCTTCGCGCCGATGGCATCCTTCGCCACGGTGAACACAGCTTCGGCCGCCGCGATATTGCGCTGCGACACTTCAGAGCCAGAGCCGAATATCTTCGTGAGTTGCGGCACGAGTTGAATGAGCGACGGCAACAACGCCGCAACAACGGCCGGTATGGGCATAGCTTTCTCCCGTTGGAATTCGACGCCGAGGTCTGTGCTGCCTGTCGTGATCGACGCTGTGCGACTTGCGATGTGCGGCAACTTCGGCTTCATCTCTGTCGCAGTCACAGGCAGCGGCGTTGTCGGCACCGGCTGTGTCTCTTCGTTCAAGTAGAGCCCGCCTGCCTCTTCGTATTCTCGCCTGAAATCCTCCAACGTGACAACCGGCTGACCATACGGCGAACCGGGCAACGATGCCCACTCCTTATTGCATTTCAACACCGCAATGTGTATGCGACCTTCGACGACATCTTCGAGTCCACCGCGACCCGCTATCAGCGCAATCGCGGCGAGGTCTTGCGTCGGCGGTTCGAAGTTCAAGAAGCCGTATTGATTGCAGACACCGTCCCAGGTGCGTTCAAGAATTTGATAGGCACCGGCCGCAGTCGACGTGAGCCGCTTGCCGTTCTTCAGCGTGACCGTCGTGCGAATACGCGGGTGATCGGCGAAGTCGTCGAACGTGCTGTAGATGCCATCGACACCAAGGAACAACCGCCCACCGAATAGCGTGCGGTATCCGTCTTCGCCTTGCGTGCCCTCACCGTATCGAAGCGCCCACAGGAACGCACGCACGTTCCTCTTGACGATGTAGTCGGTGAGCGTGATGTCTGCCATCAGTAGTAGCGCGATTTTCTCGGCGGCTTGTAGTCAGGGCGATGCGGAACAACCCATGTGAGTTTGTACCACATGGCAAGGCAGTAGATCGCGAGCGCGATTGAAATCCATACTGCATCAGGGTCCGTCTCTTGTCGCGTAAAAACATAGTAGGACCGCGAGAACGCGCCCAGGCTGACACCGGCCAGAGCAACGCATTCGATCACGGTCTTGCGCACGTAACCCAAAAAGCTCGCGACGATAGACGAGACGCCAACGAAGAACCAGCAAGCCGACGAGACAAAGGCAAGATCGATCATTTAACTTCATCCTTCGGCGGTGCCGGTGCCGGTGTTGCTATTGGCGGCGTCGGCGGCTTGCGCAACCACGCATCGAGAAAGCCGGACACAGCATTCGTCGACTGAACCCACTCCCACACGCGAGAGAGCACCGACATGCCAAAGACGCCAAGCAAGAAGCCTGTGAGCCCGTGCGGCAACGACAGCCATTGCGCGACCCATTCAGTTGCGTAGTAAGAGAAGAACGCTCCACCAATGAACATGAGCACGCGCTCGAAGAATGTGCCGCTGACAAATCGCATCGACACGAGCGCACCCGCAACACCGGCAAAGCGCAATATCCATTGTTGAAAGTCTTCCCACATTACGGCGTGATGATAATTGGAATTGTGTCAGTATCGGCTAACGTGCCGTCGCTTGTATGTACGGCTATCTGGTCAGCGCCAGAACTACCGACATCGGCCTTGTAGGTCAATCCATCGAGAGCGGTGTTGACCTGGGCGAGCGTGCCATAGATCACAACCGACTTCGAATCGTTCGTTGTGATTGAAGCACCAGTGCCGCCCATCGCCGTGTCGAATCTGGTCTTGAATGCATTTGCAAAGGCATTGAGTGCCGCCGCATCGAGTTCTGTGTTGTAGCAACCGACTCCGCGCAGCGTTGGATTCACGGCATAGGCAGCGTCCCATTCACGTGTGCACTCCGCTAGCGTCAGTGAGTCCGTTGCCATGTTGTAGTTTGACGAGAGTCCCATCAGCACTTTCGTCGGTGTCAGCGGCGTCGCCACCCATGTGTCTATCTGACTCTTCACCACACCTGCCGTTTTGTACGTGGCGTTATCTGTGAATTGCGGATTAGCCCAATGCAGCTTACCGGCATCCGACATCGACTTCATCAAGTTGCGGTTGTATGCTGCGTTATTCTTGATTGGGAAAGTGATGGCGAAGTTCGCCCCATACTGCGTTTTCAACTTGCCCGCTAAGTAGCTTAACTGCGTCAGATAATCTTGTCCCGTGATGTCCGTGTTCCAGTTGTTGAAGTCCACTCCATCAACACCGCCCAGGCTGTCGATGAACGGCGTGAGCGCTGCAAGCAGGTTGTCCGATTGCTGCTGCGTCTGATACCAAAATGTATTTCCGTAGCCTCCAACGACGACAAACACTTTCTGACCGCGTGCTCTTACCGCTATCACATCACCTGCGGCAGGCCATCCGGGCCAGGGCCATGAAGCAGAACCGTTATCTAATCCGACTCCCGAATTACGGAAGTTGAACAGACCGATGATGTTGAAGCCTAGACTTACATCAGTGATCCGCTGTGAGCCCCATCCCGGCCAGAAGCCGTAGATCACCTTCGGCGGATAACCATCGGCTAGCGGCAATGTGCCAACAGCCACAGCTTTAAGAACACCCTTGTTCGCCGTGAGCGTGACAGTGACATGCGTCGAGTTGGGATCGGTGACGCTGATCGTATAGCTGTTCGCAACAGAGTAGGTCAACGTGGCACCCGGTGCGACGGCGCGTTGCTGTGCGGGCACGGTGTTGACCGGCGCACCGACAGGCGCACCTACTGTGATCGCGATGTAGTCGATGTCGACCAATGAGCCGTCAGAAGTTGCCATCTGAATTTGTCCGGCACCGGAGAAGCCTGCACTAGGCGTATAGATCAACGTCGCGAGCGCCGCATTTATCTGCGCCTGCGTGCCCGAGATCGTGACGAGATTAGAACCGCTGCCGGTCACTGATGCACCGCCCGCCGCCGACGCCGTCACAGTGCCGCCTGTCATCGTGAGCGTCGTCGTAAGCGACGGCGTATCAGGATCGTAGACGCTGATGTTCGCGCTCGCGAGATTGAGCGCTGTTTGATAGGCCGTTGTCTTCGCGCTCGTCGACGTGTTGACGGGCGGCTGCGGCGACGGTGCGGGTGCTTGCCCGACGCCGACTGTGACGTTGAAGCTGTCGCTGTCGATGTTGAAGCCGTCTGTCGTGCGCAGAGTGATGACAGCAGTGCCGTCGTAGCCCGCTGCCGGACGCAAATACATGCCGTTCAATGCGCGATTCACATTCACCACCGAGCCTGTCACGCTGACGCTTGCAGTGTTGTTGTTCCAAATGAGCGAAGCCGTATTCGGAATGAGTTCTATCGTCCCGTTTGTCGTGCTCAGTGTCACTGTCACTGTCGGCGAATCAACGTCACCGACCTTCACCGCGTTGCCGCCAGCTTCAGAGAATTGCTTCGCCGTGCCTTGCGGTGTCGTCTGCGTTGCAGGTACGGTGTTGATCGGCGGTGCGTTCTCAGGGATACCCGACGGCGGAATCCGTAAACGTGTCTTTGAAAATAGACGCGGCATGATGTTGACCTTACGTTGCCGTCATTCTGAAAATGCGAAAGCCGATACCGTCGCACGAAATGATTGCCGCATTGCCCACCGCAATCGACTTCGATACTAAGCCATCTGCAATGAAAGTGACACCGGCATAGGCGGCAACATTGACTGTCACCGTGCCGCCCGATACGGCATAAATGCAAACAGAGAAGCCATCGATAACGCACTCGGGATGAAACGTGATCGTGATGGACCCGCCTTTGCAATCGGCGCAGCAACCATTGTCACCGAGCTTCATCTGTCTGCTTGCCGTCACGTCGGTGCCCGGTGCATCAGGGTTCGTTGCATCCGTTCGGACTTTCGGGATGCCCGAGCTATACAAGTCATTGAGCCGGTCGATATAGTCCTTCTTGCCGTAGTCGAAGGGGCGATTAGCAGTAACCATTACACTTCCTCCATTGCGACACGCGCAGTATAGATGTCGTAGTTAGGTTGAGACAGAGATGCGCTGTCCGCGAACTTGCCCCACATTTGATAGCTCTGTTCAAGCAACGAGTCTTCGTCTTCAGGGAACAGACTCACGAACAGCGGTTCAGTCACACCGTTGTATCGAATCATGCGCAGCAACGCAGCACGATCTTCCGAGTTCATGTTGCCAAGTTCGAACTCGATGCGCCGCCACTTCGGGCCGCGCTCGCCGCGCAAGTCGCCCGATTCGGTGCGCTTGTTTTTGCTTGAGTCGACGAACGTGACGCTGTGCCCGAAGCTGAAGTTGTACGTCGGCGACCATACCGGACCCGCAATCAAGCGGCCGACTTCGATGTACGTGTCTGGATTGTTCAAGTCATAGAAATGAACTTCGAGCTTGCGCACGGCATGCGCGCCGGGAATCCACACCACGCCATAACTGCCGTAGCCATAGGAGAACAGCGACGCGCCGCCGCGCTGATAGAAGTTCTCTCCGAGTGGCATGCCCCACATGAACTGTCCCAGGCCGGGAGCCGCCGCGCACACAACCGCCCCGGTGTCGAACGCAGGCAACACGTCTGTCGGATGCGTGTACCCATAGACTCGCATGGTAGCTGCTGATGTGAGGTTGTTGAATGCAGCCACAACACAACTAACGGGCTCTGCTTGCGTCCATGTGCAGATAACACCGGCATTCACATTGGTCGAGCGCCAAACCTTCGCCTTCAAGTTCGATAACAGATTCGCTGCCACAAGCGAGCCGGACTCGGTCGATGCGACAAGCGTTGCGCGGTCTATTGCGTTGTCCCATAACATGCGTATGTTGCTCACGATGGTTCACCAGTGAATGAGTTGTTTGATAGCTTTCAGGCCGTAGAAGTCAGAGCCGCCCCATGTCACCTTTGCGCGCACGGCACCGCCCAACAAGCCAGTATTCACGCCAGGGAACGGCGATGAACGTGGATAGCTTGTCATCTCGATTGTGCGGACGCTCTGCACGCCTGTCGTTGTCAAAATGATGCCGTGATAGGAGATCGGCGCAACAGCAAACGAGCCGATGACATAGTCTTGCTTGGCGGCGTCCCACTCGTAAAGATA